GAACAAAACCCCCGACATCCGCACCCGTCCTTATCTACCCAAGTGGGGAACGGAAATTGAGATGCGCTATATTACGCCGCAGCTTAATCTCACGTCCCTTTTTAATATCCTGTGCAATGCAGGCGTATTGGTAGGGCTGGGCGATTACCGTCAGGAAAAAGGAAAAGGCAACTTTGGTTCTTTTCGAGTCATGTCCGCCGACGATCAGGACGACGAGTGGGATGACCTCATCGCGCATCACGGCAGGGATGCCCAGCAAAAGGCGTTGAACAACCCCATGTGTGCCGACAGCGACACGGAAGATCTGATGAGCTTCTTCAACGACGAAGTGATACGGAGGGAAGCCGCATGAGCATCCACCGGATGTTACGCAAGGAGCGGGCAGAAATTGTAAAAGATTTTTGCCTGCGCCATGGCGGGGTATACAACCCCCAGACGTTTGTCGAGGAGGTCAGGTCCACGGGGCCTGACCATCCCGCCTACACCCATTTTACTTGGGATGACTCCAAAGCAGCCCACAAACAGCGAACGTGGGAAGCCCGGATGTTTGTCCAAGGGCTGAAGCTGGAATACAAAATAGAGCACCTTACGCCCACGGGTAAAATTAAAGTCCAAGAGCGCGACGTACCATTGCTCCTGTCTCCCTCGGAAACAAGACAGGACGGCATGGGCTATTACATGTTTGATCCCGACGATCCAGAGCATCTGGAGGAGCTTCGGCGTCAGGCCGTGGTTGATCTGAAAGCATGGGTTGTGCGCTATGCCGTCGCGCTGGATTCCGCAGGGCTCACGAAGCAACCTCTGGAGCGCATCATATCCATCTTGGAATCTACCTCTGCTTCTTCTTTACAGGCAGCAGAATAGGCAAGGCAGGCTTGACCCGGCGCGTTTTGGAGTGACTTGGCGGGGTCCGCCCGGATCTGGAAAGTCCCGGCCCGGATGGGCAAGACATGGCAAGGCAGACTTGACCCGGCTCGTTGGGGAGTGACTTGACGGGGTCCGGCGTGATGAGGATTGATCCGGCCCGGATGGGCAAGACATGGCAAGGCAGGCGTGAAACGGCTCGTTGTAGAGGGGCTTGATGAGGTCAGGTGCGGCCTGGATCGGCGCGGCAACGCAGGAAAGGCGTGGGCAGGTGAGGCGAGGTTTGGTTTATCGACACATGGCGAGGCATTGCACGGGAAGATGAGGCAAGGCAGGCGAGGTGCGATGCGATGCAATGCGGATTGTTGAGACATGGATAGATAAGGCAACGCAGGCAAGACATGACGGGAAGGGACGAGACATGGTAACGTTCGGCACGGTGTTGGAGGGACTAGACATGGCAGGCGTGAAACGGCTAGGAGGGACGAGACGCGACGTGCAGAGGACTGACGGTGCTAGGCAGCGCAGGCAAGACACGGCTGGGAGGGGAGAGACAGGGCAACGTACGGCGACGTATGGCACGGAAAGTTTAGTTGAGAAGGAGAACGGATGACTGACCACGTTACATGCCCGTGGTGCGGCCAGATTACACGCCTGGAGCCCCTCAAAGGCCGCATGGTATGCACATCGTGCCGCCAACCCGTATATGATGAGACGGATGATGAAGAAACTGATACCCCTGATAATTCTCCTGATCCCAACGACAGCTAAAGCGGACCCGCAAACGTGCATGGCCCAAGCCATGTACTTCGAAGCACGGTCCCAAGGCGTCCTGGGGATGCTGGCCGTTGGCGTGGTCATCAGAAATAGAGTGAAGCACCACGGCTACCCTTCCACCGTCTGCGGCGTGGTTCGCCAAGGCCGTCTCAGCGACGGCAGGGTTTACAAATGGCAATGCCAGTTCACGTTTTACTGTGACGGCAAACCCGAAATCCCCACGGACCAGGAAGCATGGACCACGGCCCTGTCCCTAGCCAGGATAGTCCTCGACAGCCGCCTGACGCTACAGGGATTGGAAAACGCCACGCACTACCACTCCACCACGGTACAACCGCCATGGGCGGAACGCTTCCGGCCCTGCAAAAGAATAGGAGGTCACATATTCTATGTCAGCCGATAAACAATGCCCCAAATGCGGAGGGACGAGAGAATTCGTCTATGAGCTTAATTACATCCCGCAGTATTACTGCGCCACATGTGACGAAGAGAGCACCTCCGAAGAGGAAGCCTACGGACCCGACGAACGCGCCGCCGACGAAGCTGGCCTTTAGCGTTCCCGATTCGTTCCAAAAGTTATCCACAACTTTATACACTTATCCACAAAAAGAATGGGTTTGTTAACCTTTTGTTAACCTTTATATGGGATTATACCTATAAGAAGAGCAGCGGACCCAACCGCGAGCCACGCTATTTGACATTGTGAATACGAAAACCTTTTGAGCGAGCCCGTGTCCTTCTTTAAAAAGGAGTCAACCATGGCAAAACTCAAAATGCGTCCCGTCGAGCACGGGACAGACCAAAACCGATACTGCGGCCCGTCCGTAATATCGGCAGTCACAACCCTGACAACCGGAGAAGCCGCAAGGCTCATCCGTCTACAAAGCGGTAAGCGTTCAGTAAAAGGAACAAGCACTTCCAACGTCCGCCGCGCTCTCAAATCGTGCAACGTCCAGATGACATTCGTACCGGCCCCCACGGGCTCCAGGTACGGAAAATCCAGAGGCATTACTCTCGCACACTGGTTGCGGCTCACACACGGTACTCGCGCTGGCCGCATCTTCCTGATTTCCGCAGGCCATCACTGGCAACTCGTCAGTGGTAACCGATACGTGTGCGGGAGGACAGCAAGCCTGGGTATCGTCTCTATAAAGCACAAACAGGTAAAACGTCGAGCACGAGTAGCTGACGTTTACGAACTGACCTCTGACAGCGTCACAGAACCGGACATCGATGTCCGTAAACCAAAAGATCGAAACGCGAAAATACGCGCAGAGGCTCACCGCCTTGCAAAGAAATGGGGTATCGAAATTGAAGTTTTCCGGGGAGAAACGTTCAAAAACGTATGGCCCCCAGAAAAAATAAAAGAAGACCCCTACGATGGCGAACACTGCACCCATAGCTGGGGAGAAGTCCTATATATGGTGAGGAGCTACGCTGGGATACTGAAACTACAAAACAGCTAAACGAACCACGGTCACGGGTTCACTCAAGAGGTTTCCAAAACACGTCCCGTGCGTCCCACTATAAAGCTATATTTATAAATATGACTTTTTTATTTTCTCGATTCAAAGAGCGGGATTGGTGGGACGGGTGGGACGGAGTCAATATTGCCTTATATACCAATGCTTTGGAGATCGTTTTAGTGTCCCATGGCCTGATGCACATAATATCGCTTGTGGGACGATTTTTAGTTAGTTTCAGTGTAAATATTGTATAATAATGCTTGCATACACGGTTCTTAACTAAAACGTGATTTTTTTTGTTAACTTTTAGGTCGAGTTTGTGGGACAGAGGCGGGACAGCGTTGAAAACAAACAATAAATTGGTGTTTTGAAGGGTTTTTTGAAAACATGGAAAATCAAGTGGTGGGACAGAAAAAACGTCACAAAAAGCTGACACGGCGGCAAGAAAAATTCGTTAAAGAGTTCGTCTCAAACGATGGACTAATGACCATGAGGGAAGCTGCAATACGTGCTGGCTATCCCCCCGCCAGCGCCCATACGAGGGCTTACGAGCTAACCAATGAGCGTCACTGTCCTCATGTTGTTGCTGAAATCAAACGATACAGAGCGGAGTTGGATGAAAAGTACGGTGTCAATTACAAGCGACACATTAGAGATTTACAAGTCATTCGTAATAAGGCACTGGAAAACGGAGCATACAGCGCCGCCGTCCAAGCGGAATACCGTAGGGGTCAGGCCCAAGGCGATATATATGTAAGTAAATCAGAAGTGCGGCACGGCAGCATCGATCAGATGAGCCGGGAAGATGTGGAGAAGGAACTTGAAAGAATTCGATCAGATTTTGAACCAACTATCACAATCGAAGCCGTCGAAGTCACAGAACAAGATTCCCAGAGCGGCATTGAAC